CGCCATTTTTCCCTTGGCCAACAGTTCCAGTTCCTCCCGCAAAACTTCCGCTTCCAGCAATAGAGCGCGCGCCACCTGCGCCCGATCCTCCAGAGAGCCCCGCAGCGCCAGGATACCCAGAACCTCCAGCAAGGGCAGTAATACTCAACCCCGTTGAGTTTGTGCCATCGGTGGGAATTGCATCGACTGCCGCACTGGTTCCACCTGCGCCGATCACAACAGGATAAGTAGTGCCTGCGCTAGCAGAAAAATTGCTGGCAATATACCCTCCCGCTCCGCCCCCTCCACCATAAGTCCCACTAGTTGTTCCGGGGCCGCCCGCTCCGCCACCTGCAACAAGCAAAATGTCAATACCCCCTGTCACTCCGTGGGTGTGGTCAGCCCTGGCGGCAAATGCGCTTGTACCAACAATTGATACGGACGCAATATTTGGCGGGGCCGTAGTTGCAAGCGTAACTCCGCTTGCAGCAGTGGTTGACGACAGCGCAGTCACACGGCCTTTGGCATCGATGCTTAAAATCGGAATTACTGTACTCGATCCAACAATTGACTGGGCCGTAGTAATTGCAGCCAGAGTTGGATTTGGATAGTTTCCAGTCAAATCACCGCCGGCAGCAGCTGTAGCTCCGAGCGCACCAACCTGAGCAGCAGTAGGGTAAATATGTTGGTGATCTGCTCTAGCAGCAGTTGCGCCAATTCCAACAGCAGCAACAGCCGCAAGGGCAGCAGGTTCGGATGTGGAAAGCGCAACTCCACCGGCAGCAGCTGCTGTGGTAAGAGCAGTGATTTGACCTTTAGCGTTAACCGTAATGACAGGAATCTGAGTCGAGCTTCCAATCGCGCTTTGAGCGGTTGTTACGTCGCTAATTGCAATTGTGCCGGCGCCTGTAATTGTGCCGCCAGACAATCCACTTCCAGCAGTCACGCTTGTTACAGTTCCACCAGCAGTTCCACTAATTGGAGTGCTAGAAAGTGATGTAATGCGGCCTTTTTCATCAATGCTCAGCACAGGCACAGAAGTGCTACTTCCAATATTGCTTTGCGCTGTCGTGATTGCTGCCAGCGCAGCAGATGCTGACCCAGGGCCACTAGCAATAACGTCTCCGGTAAGAGAACTGATTGAAGATGTTGCAAAAGCTCCAGCAACAGAAGAAAGTCCAGTGACCCTGCCTTTGGCGTCAATGCTCAACACAGGAATCTGAGTTGAACTTCCAATGTTGCTTTGTGCTGTCGTAATTGCAGCAAACGTTGGGTTTGGATAGCTTCCCGTCAGATCTCCTCCGGCAGTTGCTGTAGCTCCTAATGCGCCAACTTGTGCCGCTGTTGGAAACACATGCTGGTGATCTGAACGAGACGCAAACGTAGATGTTCCAACTGCCGCAACAGAAGCCAAAGCTGCCGGCGCCGTCGAAGAAAGTCCCGCAATCTGCGTAGTCGTAAGAGCAGGGCAAGCGGCAGTTGTTAGGTTTGTAACGCGGCCTTTGGCGTCAACCGTAAGAACGGGAATAACTAATCCGCTGCCGATTCCAGTTTGCGCAGTAGTAATTGCAGCTAAATTTGGGTTTGGATAGCTTCCTGTCAAGTCTCCGCCAGCCGTAGCAGTAGCCCCAAGAGCACCTACCTGGGCAGCAGTGGGATAAACGTGCTGATGGTCAGCCCTGGCGGCAGAGGTAGACGTTCCAACGGCAGCTGTAACGGCAAGCGCAGAAGGTGCGACAGAAGAAAGGCCGGCAATCTGGTTGGTTGTAAGTGCAGGATTCTGCGTTGTGGTTAACGCAGTTACCCTACCTTTGGCGTCAACCGTAAGTACTGGGATAGCCAGTCCAGTTCCAACAGCAACCTGCGCAGTTGTCACAGATGCTAGCGTCGGATTAGGATAGGTCCCCGTAAGGTCGCCCCCTGCAACGCCGGCAGGATTGCGAAGGATAAGGCCGGTGACCTTTTTGGTAGCACCAGCTTGAACGATTGGAATGATTTCCGTTCCGTCTAAACTGGTTGCCGCTGGAAGTGCAGAGATTTTGTCGCCCATATTAACCTGTTATCAAATTGATGCCGCTTTCGTTGGTAAGTGTAAATCCAGCTTCAGTTAAAATTAAAGCATTTGCAGAAGGGGTTGATACTGCCACTTTTGTAAATGAAAAAGTGTTTGATCCAGACTTGGAGTCAATATAGGTAAGTTTATTAAAAAATGGCAGGCTGGTATTAACATTACGCCTTCTTGCAAATTTTGAAATCATATTAATAGGTGTAAACCATGTTCATCCGCTGAATCTGTCCTTGCTGACGAATAAGCACATCAATCTGCTGCTGAACTGCAAACTCAGCCATCCCCTCAAGCGAATCTGCTTCTGCTCCACGGCCTTCTGAGCGCATAAAATCGGCAGAAACTGAGTTTACCAAATAGCCCTTAAATCGGAATGGTATTTCGCTCATTCTCCAGTATGAACTTGGATTAACAGGAGCAGTTCCAGCCGTTGTGCTATTAAAAGCATTCCAAAAATTACCAGCTACGGCCAAGTTCTTGTTTGGAGGACTGTACGCTGAACTGGCTTGACTTGGATCGTAATAAACCTGTGATCCAACAGAGTAATTAAGCGCAGCTTCGTACCTTGTGCCAAACAAAAACGGAGCTATCGCTCGAAGCAGCACAAATTTGGGATCAAAGTTTGCAAACCTAAGCACAAACAGATCTTGACTTAGTATCTGTGTAGACACATCCAAGTCCGGCATGTTTTCAACCGTAAACGATTCATTGCGGTTGCGTGTTCCCCTGCGTGGATCTGCCGTCCAGCAACCGATAGCTTGTCCAGACACTACCGCAATTGGCTGCCTGTTGTTTGTGAACTCGAGCGTTGAGTTGCTAATGCTTGTCCATTGTGGCGTGCTCCACGGGAGCTGAATGGTCACGCTAGTAATGTACGGATCTGTGGTTGAATCGGCAACCGTGTAGTCAAACGTGTACTGATTAGCAGCAGATGAAACCAACTCGTTGTCTTCATTTAAAATGAAAAACGGGTTAATTATGTTTACGTTCGACTCTCCGATTGTCCCTTTTTGCCAAGCTTGCCCAGAAAAGTCTCTGAGATAGATTCGCGGATAGTTTACATCAAGCGTGATAACTACTGGAATTGTGTTCTCAGCGTTTTGAGTAAACAGAGTGTCGCTATCTTCTTGCAAAAGCTCATTTCCAGACTCTGTTAAAATTGGAATAGGAGCCGCAACAACATTAGTAATGCGTGTTCCAGGCCACAGTTGAGTAACCTGCTGAATATCAGGCCAGTCTTCTCTGTCCCAAATCATGCTTAGCCGGCGATTAGTAAAGTCGCGAACGGCTGCAAAGCTTTTGTCATTTAACGTATTCCGGTCCAAGCCAATCAATTGACAGGCTTCTGCTAGAATTGCGCTAAATGGTACTGTCTTCATTTACTTGGAGGTGTCCACCCTACACTGATTTCCTTAACGCCGCCACTATTCACTTTGCACTCTGGATTGTCACGAAGAAACTCAACCATAAATGCCTTATCATTCCAACATGCATACCCAAGTTTTTGTCCCCAAAAATGATAAGCTGTTCCTGGAATAGTAGCAATTTTCTGCCCTAATCCTTCAACTGATTTGTGCCGCGCTTGATTGAAACGCGCAATTTGTTTTAGTTCTACAGCAGCCTCAATTTTGTTCCGCTCCCATCCGGTGCGAAGCTCCTTCTCAAGCTGTCCAACAAGGTTTTCGGGAATGCTGATCATACGCGAGCCATGAAAGTTGCTCCAGGTCCAGGAACTGTGGGAAGCTTGCCATTGGCATCATAAATGCCGCTGTAAGGCGTGATCTTGTCGTCTGGCAGTGCCGATCCATCCGTGCCTTCAGGGCCATTGGTGACCTTGCTAGCGGCTAGCACAATCAAGTTAGCCGGCGCTACAACGCCAGTGTAGCGTTGAATCAGTTCTGGAATTACAGGAATTGGAAGTACAGTCATAAAAAGTAACTGCTAACGGCAGTCAGTCGGAATCTAGTTAGTTAAAGACTCAATGTTCTTTGTCTGGATGAAATGGTAGCGGGGGCGTGAATTGAACACGCGACCTTCTGGTTATGAGCCAGACGAGCTGCCACTGCTCTACCCCGCGATTGATGTCTGTCTTTCCAGACTGTCACTTATTGCCACGGCATATCTATTTTCTTTCAAATAGCTTTCCCATGTCTACCCGCTTACACCTTTCGGATGGTGCACGCAATAAGATGTTCCGTCTCTCCGGCTGTCACGCCGTTAAGATGGGCGTTCACCACAACTCACATGTCAGTTGCCGACAAAGCTGTCTCTCCACGCTGTCACACCACTAAGCAGGTGTCGCTGATCAAGACTAAACAGCGTTGTAGTCAAACTTGCCAAGACCCAGCGGGTTCCCGACAACCAAACCAGCAACTGCTTCAACAAGACGGCCAGGGCCACCACCATTGTCCTGCAACGGAGTAACCTGAGCCACGTTTCCGCCATAACGGACTTCGAGCAGGTTCATGTCAAGCACAAGCCCCTTAAACGCCGTGGGCGTGTAGGTCGTGCCAGACACGGTCCCGATAAACGTGGTAGGATGCAGGCGAACCGTGCCAAAGTCACCTTGGAACACATCCAGCGACTGAATGTAGGTGTCAGCAGCAGCATCGCGCTGGAAAGTCTGCACCTTCGTTGCGCCAGCGCCAGTTACACCAACAGTCGAAGTCGTTGTCAGGCTCGTTGTCCCAAGCAGGCCAGTAAAGGCGCGTTTAAGATCAGTTCCAACGATACAATCAAAACTGGTGTAATGACCAGTCTGATCAAAGATGGATTTGAGCAAGCCCTGCACAACAGCGTCCGTCAAAGACGTTCCAAGCGCAGTTCCCGTCCCAACGATAGAAGTCGTAGGAGTACGGAAGATGGAAGGAATATCCCCGGGAGTAGGCGTGCCAGTACCAGCATTGCTGATCCAAGTCTGCGCGCCGGCTGTGCGGTAAGCCGTTGTCTGGTCGCCAGTATCAAGCTGGGAAACCTGATTAGAAGTCATGGTGACTTCCATGTCGCGCTTGATGCCGGTGATTGCTTTGGCGACGTTGTCAGCCAGCTCGTCACGCACGCCAGCAACATCAGCGATGTCCTGGGTGAGTTTGGAAACACGGACTGCGCGACGATAGATCTGAGCGTAGTTAGCCAACTCAGAACGATAGCCAACAACATAGTTGCTAACGCCGGTTGTAAGGTTTACGTCCAAACCGTCCGGTACGCCGCCAACTTGAGGAGCAGGCAAGCTGTCGGACTGCCAACGGAAGTACATATTGCCAGGTTTGGAGCCTTTTTTTGCCATCGACGTGAAGGGCGTGTCCTTGGCGTCAACCAAGGCAATCATGTCCATCAAGTCTTCGCGTTTACCGCGACCGGAGAGGTTTGGTTCAGTTAGAGAAGCCATAATTTAAGAGAGTTACTGCGTTTTTACTGCGTGAACTAAACAAAGTTCATTGCTTTTACTAGGTCAGTTAAACCATCGCGACTGCCACCAGTTTTTGCAAACTGGCGTTTAGCACTTGATTGATCTCCATTGGATGCGCGAGCAAGCGGAGCTTTACCTGAGCCTGGTTGTGCCGGCGCTCTGCGAATCGGCTGCTGTTGGGTTCTTCCCTTCGCTTTAGATTCAGCATAAGATTTTGCGCCAAGTACCATCAAGCCAGCTAAATGCTTCCAATCTGCTCTGCGCTTTTTAAGCTCTGGGAAATCACGGATGATCTGTTGAGCTACTTGAAACTCTTCAGTCTCCTGTTTTCCCCACCAAGGAAAGTCTGCTACCACCTGAGAATCTGCTTGTGCCTGTTGTTGCAGGTAATTAAGCCTCGCAGGAATTTCAACAGCAGAACGCTTCATTGCTGTGCGCTTCATTGCTCGAACGTCCCTGTCTGAGAGTTCGTGTTCCGTTCCATTAGGTAACGTAATCACTCCTCCATCTAGGTTGTCTTCACACCACAACAAGACTTCAATTGCTTTGTCGTATTCACTTTTTACCTGTTCAAAGGTATTAAGTGAGTCTGCAAAATCACTTGGGTCTTGATGCTTTACTGGAACGGAAGACTTTGCAGCCTGAAGTTCATTGTGAAGCTCGTTCAAACGCGCTTTATGCGCTTCCAATTCGGCCTGGGCCGCCTTTTTTGCAGCAACTAATTTGTTGATGCGCTTTTGGACGCCCCTGGTCAAAGTGCCAGTTTCGTGATGTTCGGAATCGTCGTCAGCCTGTTGATCGTCCTCGCCAGAGGAATCCGCCGCTTCTTGCGATACCTGCTCCTGTGTGGTCGGAGCTACCTCCTCCTCGTCAAGGAAGCTGGATTTTAAGAGATGACTAAGATCCCTTTCATCCATTAAACCGAGTTTCTGAGCAACGGTATTTGATTCTGCCTCCTGATTACCGGAATCAGGCTGTACTTCGTTTTCGTTCATGCAGTTAAGGTTGCAAGTTCCTTATTAATACAATCCAGTAACGCTGGAAGGCCCGTTGTTAGCGTTATGCCAAATCTTTTTCGTCAGTCAAGCAATTTAATCTTAATGCCTCTTGTCTTAGTGTTAAAAGTGTTGAATATATTAAATTAACTCCGTCAGCTTGACCGCAAGCGTGAATCCGGTCTTCGCCTTTGTTGTTGTTTCCAACGGCTGACATCCAAAGCTGTTCCTGCATCTGTTGAATGGTTTCAATTACTTGATCCCAGATGTGGTTTTTCCCGGCAAAGCCGTAAGCTGCGCGTTCTTTTTGTGTCATTGTCCAGGTTGTTGCTGCATTGGAGTTACTCCAAGTCTGCCAATTTGAGCGTTCTGCTGCTGCGTAATGCTCATCTGCAAGTTCTTTACATAGTTCTGGAACAGAGCCTGAAAGTTCTGATCTCCCTGAAGCGCCTGCTGCGCTTTCTGATTACTCTGAATAACCTGCTGAGCAAACTGTAGCTTTGTCTGTGCGGCCGGATCTTTCTCCTGATACAACGCTTCGTTGCCAAGCAGCATCATGCCAATGTCAGTCTGCACGTCCTTAAACATCTTTTGCGATGCTTGAGCTTGATCAAGAATAAGTTCGCTAGCCATCTCAGGAGCAATTGCTTGAATAAGCATCTCCGTAATCCGGTTTGCGTTAAGCACACCACCAGTGTCCATCTGCTTAATCTTGGTCAAAAAATCCACCTTTTGCGCGATGTATTCCTTGTCCATGTTCATCACGTCAAATCGGACATTGATGTCAAATTCGTTGTGGATTTCAGACAGATTAGTAGGTAGTTGCCCTCCGGTAATTCGTTGAATTTCCTGTGGGTCCATGTATTGGCAGCACAAAGAGAACATCTGCCGAAACACAGAGCGCCAAGACAGCAACCATGAGTTTACTAGTGCCTGCTGAAGCATCTGCGTGACCATTGGAGGCACGTTGCCGTTGGTAGTGCCAAAGTATGCTGCGTGCTGTTGTTCAACGCGCTGGATTAAGTTAAACGCTACGGTAGGTTCCCGCGCCGGCGGTTCCATGAACGTGTAATCGTTCTGATTGGTTACCGGAAGCGACACGCCTGGACCGATCTTATTGATGGCTCCGACTCGTTTAACAACTTTGATCGGGGGCAGCGTCGAAAATGCCGTGTGATCTCGAATAGAGTCATGCTGGGCTTTGATTTCGTCCTGATCCGTAGTTGCCAACTCCGGTATCCCGCGAGTGTCAGTGATCGCGCGTCGAATCTGTTCCCGTCTAAACTCAACAAACGGATACTCGCCATGAGCATAATCAAGCCGCTCGTGGATTGCCCAAGATGAAGAATCTGACGTTCTATTTGAGGCTGCCTGTGGGCAAATGACAGTGTAAAAGATTGCTGGAGCGTCTCCATCTAGGCTTTTGGTGTAGCAGTAAACAATCTCCACCATGTTCATGTAGTTTACACCGTTGTAAACCATCATGGTAGTTGTCGGCAGCAGGTTGATGTTGTAGTAGCTGCTTGATTTGCCAAGCTGCTGCAAAGAACGCTCTACCCAATCAGGATTCCAGCCTTCAGTGGTAATCTTTTCACGCAACTCCACTTCAGACATCCAAGTCCTGCGAAAAATCACGCGGGACCGTTGAAGATCTGCTGTTTCAGGCGGAAAGATAATCTCATCCCAAGGTTTTAGCGCAACAATCTCAGGAAGATTACGGCTAACGTACTCCTCATCCATTGTCGTGTTGCCGGTTTTGGCAAGTTCACGAACCATGCGTTTGGCATCTGATGCCTTAATTGACGGAATAGCAGCCTGAAGAATTTCAGCAGCTTGCTCAGGAGCAGTTGCAATTAACTGCGGCAGCTCCAGCATTATTTGGCTTCCAGATTGCTGGGCCAACTGCATGATTTGATCCAGCGAAATGTCCTGGGTGCGAACGCTAATGTTCTGCTGCCAGCCTACAAAGAAAGCACTCCATCCGTACTGAAGCGCGTATTGAGCGCCCAAAGTTGCCTCTTTGTAAAGCTGTTGAGGCAGCTTACAGTCACGAATCCAACGCAGCAGTGTTGTGCCAACAGAGCTAATTGGAGCGTCACTAAGCTCGTTGCCAATAGCTTTAATCTCAGCTTTCTGAAAAGCTCCTACAAGCAAAGCAGTTAACTCGTTACAGGTTGAGTCAATCAACCGGGTGCGAACGTCAGAAGCTCCTTCAAATGGCCAAGCAGGATCGCCTTCAGAACGGTTTTCAGAGTGTTTTTTGCCGTCATCCGTCTGTCCAGCCCACCGGCAGAAGCGGATATTATCAAACTTGGTAACCAGATTACCCTGGCTGGAGTTGATCATTGCACGATTGTATTCGCTCAAAAGCTCTCCAACGTGTGGATTTTTTGAGGCAATCGCCAGAACATCAGTGTTGCTATTGTACATATCCTTTAATAACTCCCGCACTTATTAAACTTTTGCCACTGGTTGTTGGATAACGGCGTGTGACTAGGTTGCATTACCACAAGATAGCCCAGTGCGTCAATCGGATCTTTAGCCGCGCCTTTCTGACCGTCGTGTCCAGTCCATTCCCTTAAAGAGTAAATAAGGTTCTGACAGCTGTGATGAACCATAAGCCGTGGATGGTTTTTTTCAATATCAACGTCTGCTTCTTTATTATAGCACAGCAAATCGTTGATGATTAAAACGCGCTCATCTACAGACACACTAACTGCTGGTAGAAAATAAAGAGGCTCGGTTGCACTTAAAAGAAGATCTAAAAGTGTCAATCCGCCTTCTTTGCTTGTGGTTTCAGTGCCAGCACTACGCGGATCAATGTAGCGTTCTGCGATCTCTTCACGCTTGTCTTGATGCGTTTCTAGCGACCAAACTAGCTCCGTGTACTCGTTAATGCCTTTGCCTGCTCCACTTCTCTGTGCAGGCCCGGGCCTGCCGTCAGCCTTATCGCTTGGAAGACACCATTCGCCATAGCTTTGATCTGGCCATTCCCTGTAGACCCAAACCGTACCATGTTTATCGACCCTGGCCCAAAGCATAAACCAGTTTCGGGCGCCGGCAGGATCAGCCACCATGTAGTTTGTCCCTTCAGGGCAGCGTTCCGTAACACTATCTGTGAACACGTTCCTTTCACCAAACATGGGAAATTGACTGCCAGCAGTTTGTTCTGCCCAGCCATAAGCGCGAATTTTAACGTCATGCGTGCTGCGTCCTTTTAATGTCTGCGTCATCCGCTCCCAGTTGTTGTACGGGTTCAGCTTTGAGTGAAACCAGATGCAAGCGTGTTTTCCAAACACACCTTCAGCCGTGTAAGGCATGTGTCCTCTGGGTACACCGATCACGTTGTTGTGAGGAAGAAGCTCGCTCTCTTTCCAGGTTTTAATCCGGCTAGTAGAGATAAACTCCTTCACAGTCTGCGTGTAGCCAAGGATCGGAGTAAACGTCACTAGCAGCTTTCCGTTGCGGGTAATCAAGCGGTACTTAAGCGTTTCTAGCCAGTCGGCTGGCACAAGCTCATCGCACCAGACAAAGTCTACTTCGCCACCTTCCACGACTTTAATGTCTTGGCTGTAGTTAAGAAACCAGATCTGGTTGCCATTGTAGACGGCGGTATTGTCCGAAAAACCGTTCTTTTGCGTCCAGCTTACCTGAGTGTGTTTGCTGCGCTTGGCTTCCTTTAACTCCGTTGGCAGGTACTTGTGAAACACGTTCTGCTGCATAGACACGCTAGTCATGTTGGTCGTGTGCAGACACCAGATGTTCAAACCGCGTTTCTTGAACTTCTCTTTAATCCAGTCAGGAGCAAAGCCATTCAAATCCGCTCCCACAAAAGCCTGGGCAATTCGCTTGGCAGCGTACTCCGTCTTCCCCGCACGGTTGCCTCCAAGAATGAGCAGCTCCGAGTGGCTGTTAAGCAAACCGTCAGCGTCACGCCAGGATTCCAGTTCCGTACCGTACCGGTGGGGATCAGACTGCTCTGCTCGAACACGCTGCTCCCGCATGAGAAACAAGCGCATCGTCTCTTCTGGCCCAACGTTGTCGATCATCTGCTGCCGTTGCTCTTGAGACGGCGCCGGCATCAAAGGATGCTCGAGCAACGGGTAGTTGAGAATTTTGTGGAAAAGTTTACTTTTTTGATCGTCTGAGGTTGACATGGTAGTTTGTTTTTGGGAGAGTTCTCGCGCCTCTAACATAAGAAGGCCGCGTAGCCTCTGGTCAACCTGAAACACGGACCCACGGGATGAAGACATGGTTCTAGGCATACCTCTTGGCCTAGATTAAAGATCACTGATGTTTAGAGTCAGTGAGTGCTGCATAGTCACCTGCGATAAAGGTAATGCTTGGCTGAACGGGTAGCCATGGGCAAAGACTATGATATGCGACGCGATATTGGTGACTTTTATACGGAAGTAAATCGCTTCAATGAGCACTACCCCCAATTCTAGGTGGCTAACACTCAGTCTTGGGGGTACTATGCTCAGCTCAAGGCTCCTATTACCGGAAGTAGCTTAAGAATACGGCAGCGAGAGCGGCGAAGCAGCTCGAGCAGGTAGGTAACGAGTCTGGCTACCAGACTGGTTACAATAGCCGCTCTAAATTAAAGAAAGAGTAGATGGAGTAAAGAGGACTTTACTGAGATAGAGGACGCCGTCTTTCACGTTAATAATCTGGTGCAGCTTTATCTGCTGACCTTTCTCGCCAACAAACACTCTACCCAGTAGATCCGTCTCCACGAACCGCTGGTTGGCGTATTTCTTAATCACCCTGGCCGCTCTAACGGAGCCGTCAAGCAGTGTTGGCCGAATCATAACTGCGTTATCGTCATCTTTAACGACAGCTATCGGCACTTTGTCCTGTTTATGTTCAACAAGACTGGGATCAATAACGCTTAACTCAATTATCTCCGCGTTTAAATCGAGTATATTCTGTCTAAAGATGATCCGAACGCCTTTAAACGCTCTTTTTGCGATATAATCAATGCCAAGTGCGTAGTTAGCTAAATTATAACTCAAGCCATCGCGTTCTTTAACCAACTTCTCACTGATCTTAAATTTCATACGATTATTAGTACTACGACGGTTTGGTTTAAAGTGTTCAATTTCTTTACACAGAGGAAGGACGCCCAGCCTGCACAGCAAGCTAGCCACTCACTTAGCCGCTCAGCCTCTCGCCAAAGAATAAGAGCAGCTTTCGTTCATGGGGGCAATATGCCCGCGTCCCCTTTCGGTTTCCATCCGGCTGTATGTGTAGCGCGACGGACCGGCAGCGTCAAGTAGTAGCAACGCCAGGCGAAGGCGGAGAACGACTGCGTACAGAGGCGGAGCGGGCCATTGGCGGATAAAATTTTCAGGTGGGGGGATGCAATACAACTATAAATCTAAGGAGGAGCCGATCCCCCTCCCCCCCTTTGGATTCGCCTCCGGGTTGCTCCGAGCTGCGTTTCCATGCCGGCAAACTCGGTCCATTCTGTATGTCTGGTATTGTATTAGGTTATTGAATGCTCTGTGAAGCCTTCCGGATTGCGACTGCAACCAGGCAAACAGTCAGCGAATTAGGGAGCTCGCCAGCGTTACGCACGTTGTCTAGAGCGCGCAGCCGGCTCAACGCATTAGCAGCCTACCCTATGACATCGCATGTCCACACCCACACCCATACTTACGCCAGCACGCCAGCCGGCTGCACTCGCTACCGGGCACGCCAGCCGGCTGCGCGCACACTCGTTTGACACGTTGCAACATTTTTCACAATTCCCCTTGCAATTCTCGCTCTACAGCCTCAATCTGTGTGCTCGGTCGGTTATTTCAAACAAACAAACAGCCTAAAAAAATGACTACTACACACGCAACAACCCGCCTAACTCCCACAGGTCCACTAGCTTTAGTTCATGGCTCGTGGCATTCTGTGAACCTGTACAATGGCCAGATAGAAGACATCCGCTACAAGCTGTCACCCGCTGAGTGTGCCGCTGCCGGTGTGCTCTGGTGCTCTGTTGGATTCTGTGAGCTAGACGGTCCAGAAATATTTTGTGAGCACGACGGCCAACGCTACTACAGCAAAACGCTCGTGGGCCCTCTTAATGCGCGCACAGTTTGCGCACAGTTTGCAGAACGTCCTTTTGACGCTTCCGAATGGCACCAGGCCTAATCGTCACCCATTCCGCCTCTCCTACACAGGGGGGGTGGTAGGGTGCCGATACGGCACCGCCTAACATCTAAACACCTAAAAACACATGAAATTCACACTAGCAGCATCTGCTGCCGTTGAACTACTAAAGGCTGCTATCAGTTGCGATTATAGCGAGCACGACACCGCCCTAGAGGCAGCAAAGGAACAGGGCTTTAAGCCGGACGAGGACGAGGACGAGGACACCAAAGAAGCAAGCGCGTTAGATTGGCTTTGTGATCGTACCGACGTGATCACGTTTTCAGAAGGGATCATCATCCGCAACTTCTAAGGAACACCCATATGCGCTTCCCTACTGAAATTCTACCCTCTGTCCCTTTCACCCTTTCGGCACCTAGCAAAATGCCCTGCCGGTCCTTCTCCCTTCCTCTGTCTGTCTGTACCGTCGGCAGCAAGCTTGCCAAACGGCCAGGCACAATCTGCGCAGAGTGCTACGCGGACGGAGGAAACTACCGATTCAACAACGTACAGCGAGCCTTAGAAGCTAGGTTGTCTGCTTTCAATTCGGCTTCCTTCGTCCCTGAAATGATCTCCAAAATTAGGAAGGAAGAGAAGTCCGGCTTTTTCCGTTGGTTTGACTCTGGGGACGTCCCCAGCTGGAAAGGGCTGTTAAAGATAGTGCAAATCGCGATCGCGCTTCCTGAGATCCGCTTCTGGCTTCCGACTAAGGAATACGCTCTTATTCAACGCTACACAGACACGGTAGGCGCCTTCCCTGGTAACCTTACCGTGCGCCTCTCAGCCTACCTAGTGAACGGGCCCGCTCCTCTTGCGCTTGCTTCGCGCTTAGGAGTAACAACGTCTACCGTGACAAGCGACAAGGCGCAAGCAACATGCCCAGCTCCGACCCAGGGTAATCAATGTCGCGACTGTCGCGCTTGTTGGAAAAGCGAAAGCAACGTTGCTTATCTTCTACACTAAATATTGCTATGACCAAATTAGACTTCAAATCCTCCCTTTACTCCATCGTTTTGCGCTGCAGATGCACAGACTCTCAAGCGGATGTTCTCGCCTACGCAAAAAGCAGGTTTAGAAAAGGTTTCTTTGAACGCCAGTCGGACGAGTGGCGAGCCGAGTTTGAAAAAGCCTGCCGGGAACTTCACTTGCAAAATATTGAACTCTACAATCAAATTGTTAACGGCAAATTATGAACACCCGCAAACACACCCTTCTCATTCGCCTGGCGTGTTTGGGACTCATCTTTGTTGATGGGCTCCTAATGCCGAGCTCGTTGCGGGCCGGCCCAGGCAACACGCTTATTGCGCTTGCCTGCGCCGCGAGCGCGACAGCGCTTTTTTGCTCGCCAGTGAGGAGCAAATTTAAGGTATGAGCACGCATACTCTCATGGAAGCGATGCTTCTTTATTTGATACTCTCAATGGTATTCGGCAAAGATTAAGGCGCAGCAAGCCAGCAAACAAAAAGGGCTCTCTCACAAGGAGGGCCCTTTTTTCGTGCCCTCATTTCTCGTTTTTCCGCAGCCGAGCTAGCGCACTAAGCCAGCGCAGCCGACTACCAGCGCCAACGTCAACGCCAGCGCGCGCGCCGAAGACCAGCGGCCAGGCTCAAGGACAGGAACCGCAATTCCAATCTAATAGGGCAAATTTGATTTTGATTTTCATAATTTGATTTGGCAAATTTGATTTTGATTCCAGGCTTTCACTATCTCCACACGGATCTCGTCTGGACAGCCCATCAACTTGACCTCGCGCCAATCTTGACTTGGCAGCTTCTCTCCCACATGAGTGGTAAGCCGCTGACCATTTGGCAACTCAGCAACTCGGTGGACAACGCAGGAGGTATCAGGTGATACTTGTGCCGTGTAAGTACTGTCTTGGTATATTGTTTTTAACATAATGAAATTGAAATTAGAAGGTGCTCAGCGAGCTTGCACGCCTGCTGACACTATTGCCCGGATGAAGCCTTGGTGGCCACAGGCTGGCATCACCCGCGTCTCTGAGATTACCGGTCTGGACCGCTCTGGCATCCCTGTTGCTCAGTGTGTTCGTCCTGATGCTATTTCGCTTTGTGTAGACTCTGGCAAGGGAGCCACTGCTGAAGCTGCTATGTGCAGCGCGATGATGGAAGGCTTTGAGCGTCACGTTGGAGAGACTGCTGTGTTGGACGTCGTAACTGCTCGAGGCATTGATGTGCCAGACGCTGAGACTCGTTTTCAGCTTATTCGCGGCGCCCACTACAATCCCAACAACCCAATTGACTGGACCGCCATGTATGGCATTGTCAGCAACCAAGCGCGCTGGGTCCCGGAAGCGTGCGTTAAAACATTGCTCAACCAATTTGGATTTCCATTCTTCAAATTTGCTTTCTCTTCCAGCACAAATGGTTTGTCTGCTGGAAATACTTTAGAAGAAGCTGTTGCCGGTGGTTTATATGAAGTCATTGAGCGAGATCAAATATCAAATGCGTTCTTAAGCAATACTGATGAAATTGTTGTTGATTTAAATACAATTCAAGACCATACGCTCGGTGCTTTAGTTGACCGCTTAAAGACTAATGACATCATTCCAATCATAATTGATTGCACGCTTGATATTGGTGTACCTACTTATGTTTGTTATCTTTACGACAAAGAGCAAAACAGCGGCATGTACAAAGGTTATGCTTCGCACTTAAACCCAGAAGTTGCTCAATGCCGGGCACTTTGCGAAGCTGTGCAAGCGCGCACTGTGTTTATGAGCGGCAGTCGTGATGATATATTTCATAAACAGTTTTCAGAAAACAAATCAAATGACAACAAACATATATTGGATAAGCTAATGTCACTTAACAAAACTATATCAAGCAAGCATTACGATGATTTAAGCACTGATTCTTTTTTTACTGACATCAAAGCAATATTAATAAAGCTAAATAACGCAAATATACCAGAACCGCTTATCAAAGTGTTTAAACATCCATATCCCTGTTCAGTTGTTAAAGTGGCTATTCCCACATTAGCTGGCTACTACCACACCAGCGGTTCCGCAGGCCGCCGTTTATGATTGTCATCTTTATTGGCCCAACCGGCGTTGGTTTGAATCTGACTGGCTTAGATGTTCGTCCTCCTGCACAACAGGGAGACATTGCCAAAGCCGTCCTTGATGGTGCTACCACCATTATCCTGATTGACGGATACTTCACGCACACGCTCTCTCCCTGGCACAAGGAGATCCTGTTTGCTATTCGTAATGGCTGTCGTGTCATAGGCGCTGGGTCGCTTGGTGCGCTTAGAGCTGTGGAGTGCGCTATTTACGGAGCTGAGCCTGTGGGCGTCATTGCTGGCTGGTACGCTGATGGCACCTGCACAGATGATTCTGAGGTTGCCTTGGCTCACGGTCATTACGCTGACGGTTCCAAGCCGCTGACTGTGCCGTTAGTCAACATTCGTGCTACCGTGCTTTCTCATAATTTGGACGCTGATGTCATCGAGAAATGCCGCTCCATTTACTACATGGAACGCAGCTGGCCTGCCATTAAGCGTCTGCTGCCCAAGATTGGCAAAAAGCTACAAGACTGCTACGTCAACCAAAAACAACTGGACGCTCAAGAAGCCATCAATCTGGCTGCCACCTATCGCCGGCCAGCAAGTACCGCCAAGAACGCGATGAATAGCAATATGCAGATATTGCTAAACAACGATCTGCCTGTTGGCGATCTTAGGAAGTGGCAGACTGCCAGCAACCAAACGGAAGCAGTGGACTTGCACTTGTTTTTTGAATTGGCGTCAGTCATTGGCATTACGCCTACGCCGGCGGAAATTCAGCGGCAATCTGCTTCGATGTGGAAGAACCTTGGCATTACTGATCCGGCCGCTGCTCGAGCTTGGCTTACTGCCAACAATTTTACAGACCAGCAATGGAACATGTTTGCAGTTAAACTGGCCACCAGGGAGTGCGCACGAAGCTGGTTCGCAGTCACTGGTGGCGCAATTAGTGCAGTTTCTTTGGCTAGTGAGTACAGTCTTCTAAATCCAGCTTCAAACTGTACTCATCATTGATTGCCTGTTCTAACGCATCATCCTCGAGCACAGACTTTGCCTTGTCGTTTGCGTGCTTCTGGCTGTACGCAATTATGAGGCCTGCATCTGTGTCGTACACCCAGGCATTCCGCCAGTCTGCGCGGCACTGGATTCCAGACGCAGTGTGTCTCCACTGTGGATTAGCCCAGTTGACGGGTTGAGGTGGTAGCTTTTTCATTTTGGAGTCATTGCTGCCATGAAGGCATTTCCAACTTCTGCCGTCGTGTGGACATGGACGTGCTGATGCAGACTGTCTACACTCTTGTTTCGGTCCATCGCAGCTAACTTGTCTGTGGCTATGCCCAGCGCCAGCACAGAGTCCTTGGCACTCATTTCGGGCATGAGTTCGATGACACGGTCAGCTGCTCCATCAGCTACCTGTTGCAGCTTGTCTTTGAGGCTGGCCGCATACATCTTCTCTCTAAACTGTGAGTCGTGATCCAGGCCGTGCGTTTTAATTGCCTGGGCTACGGTCTTGCTGACACCTGTCTTCTCTTCAATGGCCCTCACGCTGAATCCCTGGCAGTACAGCTCGATGACTTGCTTGCGCATGTCTTCTGACACACTGGCAAGCATCCCCATGCCGTTTACCTTTTGGACGTTCGTGCCCATAACGTAATCCTCGATTCGGACTCCAGCCAAGCCTGCTAACTGCCTAGCTCTGGACTCCGGTGATTTATACTTTTTCTTCGGCTTCTTCTCTTTCATTCTTTAGCCTTTCAATTATTTCTGTAAGTTCTTTGATTCGTTTAGTTTGACGCACAATAGTATCCTCGTATTCAGGCAGGATCACTTCGCAACAAACGCAGTTAACAGGGACTTGATTCGGTTCCATAAAGACTTTGAATGGTGGGGTTTATTGTTTACTGGTTTTGTGCGCTTTAGATTCTCAACCTCGGCCAAAAGGTAGTATTTACGGCCCTTGAGTTTGATTGAGTTAAGCTGTCCCTTCTTCTCGCGATACAGCAGCGTCTGCCAGTGGCAACCCAGTATTTCTGCCGCTTCCTGCCACGTTACCAGCCCGCAGTTTTTCAGCTCGTTTGGCAGCTTTGTAGGCCCTGTTTTTTTGGGCAAACATCTCTTTCTTTTCGGGTGTAAGTGCGGCTCTGTAAGCCCGGCTCTGTGCTGCGTTTCTGCCCGGTTCTGCTGCTCGTTTCTTTGCATTGTATTCTTTTTTGATTTGACGTTTCTGTTCTTCAGTTAATGTGGGCTTTGGCCCAGGCTTTTTGCGTTCAACTGGTGCCGGCTCAGGCGCCACTGGCTCAACCACTGCTTTTTTGCACATAAGTTTTCCCTTGAATGAAAGGTTTAGCCCGCGCTTCTTTTCCCATGCGCGAAGTGCGCGCATCATGGAACTGCCTTTATCCACCATGTCCGTTTGATAAATGCTGCCATCCGCCGGAAGCATGTCCTGCATCCCAATTGTTTTCTGTGCTGCAAATCTCATGTATTTAGTTGTTTAGGAATGATGCTGTTCTGCCGTTGAACCGCAGGTGTGTACTGACACCGCACGGTCCATTGCGCTGAAAAGGTATACTCACTTTTCGGTTCTCTTCGCCATCTATTTCTATCGCCATGATACAAGTAGCGTCCTGCTGGATGGCCCTAGACTCCCTTGCCTTACCCTGTTCGTTTAACTGCGTGATGCCAATGACTAGACATCCTAACTCCAAGCTCAACAAGCGCAGCGACCTAGACACCTCTGCAACCTCGCGCTCGCGTGTGGCTTCCTTGCCTAGCTCGCAACGCACTAATTGGATGTAGTCTACAAACAACACCCGCAGGCCCATTGTTGACTTGGCAACTGCCCTGGCAACAGAACAGATGCTGCCAATGTCGTACAGGTCGTCTCTGATAATTAGCTCAGAGGTGTGTAAGACGTTAAGTGCGCGCTGCATCCCTTGTAGGTCGCTTTCCGTCTTTACCCCTTCAGCTAGGGCACGCAACGACACGTTTCCTAAGCGCGCCACCAGCCGGTCAATAATCTGGCTCGCCGGCATTTCTAGCGAGATGATAAGCACTCCCTTTTTCATTTCTTGAACCTCTTTCCGTTGTCTTTGCGAATCTCCTTTGAGTTGTGCGTCCTGTGACCGTCGTAAACAACTACGAGCAAATCTACCTCGACCTCATCTGTAGACTGGTTGTGTAGCAACACTGCTGCCTGTTCAATGACCTCCTGACAAGTAGCCTTGTCTCCAATTAGGATTACCTCCTGGGTCAGCTTTGGACGCGGGAGATGCTTAACTCCGTCACGCAACTTGGTGCGTCTCAATGCAACGTATTGCTTACTCACTCCTGCACCTCCTCCCACTTGCCCAGCGTCCTCAAAAACGCCTCTGCGCGTTGGCGGGCTGTAGCAAATATTGGCTCGTGCGAAAAACCCATCACTTCGATTACATAATCCTCAATCTGTGCAGGGTTCAGCATTTTCTCCGCCTGTGCCATCGCGTTCAGGTCGTTGCAGTAGTTTTTCTGGATCATCCAATGCTCATCAGCATTAAGAGCTTTGGCAATCGCCGCGTTAATCTGTGCGTCGGTCATTTTGCCTCCTTTGCTGCTGCGATGAGTGCGTCTGCTTGTTCAACTGCCCAGACTGCCTCTTCTACAGTTTCCCATTGCTCTGTCTCCCTACTCAGATTTGCCGCCATCAACCGCGCCGCAATCTTCAGCCGTGAAGGTTCTGGGCGGGTATTTGCACGCGCATGATGCAGTTCGGCAAGGGCGTGATTTAATTTTGTTATTAACTCCTGGTTTAACGTACGGGCTTCGTCGCGTTCTTTTCTGGCTTCTCTAGCCTGATCCTCCCATTCTTTAGAGTGCATCTCCTTGCGCTCTACAAGAAACTGCAACTCGTATAGCCTGTCAGTGGCCGCCGTTAACTCGTCAGTTGGGATGCCAGCTATGGTGCGATTTCCCACAATGATGTGAAGTCTTTTGATTATTTCCTGTGTATTCATTTTCCCTCCTCCTCTTTTTTTGGCTCACATTCAGCGCAATACCATTCCGCGCCGTCTAAATCTACGCCGTCTAAGTCCATTTCGTGTAGACACGTTGGGCATATTGGACCTTCGTCCAAGTTTTGGTCCTCGTCGTCAGGTCGTCCGGTGCTAAGCATGTTAGTATTTTGGTAAAATGAGTTTAAACATCGGAAGCCCAGGCCACTCCTGAGCGGTCTGGCAGCGGTTAAAATACGCCAGCTCCTCGTCGATCTTCGCGTTGGCAATCTCAAGGATCTCGCTAGACGCCCGCATGAACTGCGCAAGATGGGGCGCCTCTGTATCCACAACAAGGAACCAGAAGCCTGGCAGCTTATCTAGCTTCATTGCCTCCTTCAGGCCGTACTGATACCAAGCCGCTTGCACGTCATAGCGGAACCTATTGAAGGCGCTATCGAAAGTTCTGATGTCAGTCGTTGTCTTAAGGTCCACCAACGCTAGCTCCCCATGCACCTGTGCAATCATGTCTGGCCGGCCCTTGCAGGGAATGCCGTCACGCTGCCAAAATATGCTGGTTTCAATGTCATCGTCCGTAAAGGCGCAGTGCTCCATAAGTGGCGCACACGCACTTTGGCAGCCTCGAATGATTGCTTCCTCCTCTTTGCTTACGACAATCTTTCCAAGGTTGTTTTCGCAAAAGAGCGCCCAATCTTCCTTTCCGGCCTTGGTGCGCTTGTCTACATCAGGCCCAACTGCGTAGTCGCACCGGCCCTCCAGCACAAGGCTGTGGATGAGCGTGCCCATCTCCATGCTGCGGGATGGCTTCCACTCCTGCTTCTTGCGGTGCTGATAGTAGGCTGGAGCAACCGCGAAGTTGTCCAACTCATGTTTGCTAAGCCCGGGCATTTGCCGGTACTCAGCCATTGGTATGTTGTTGTGGATCATAGTATTGCTGTTATTTTGTTATATAGGTCTTGAATGCTACCATCGTTGACTATCTCTATATCGGCAGCGATCTCGCTTTGGTTTAGCTCTGATTCGTGATTTCCTGAAATAATTCCTGGGCGCACGATTCGGACGATGATTCCGCCGCGCTTGCGAACGTAGTCAGCTTCGTTCTGAAACCGCACGTCCGTGAAGACAATTTTGACAGTCGTTTTGTCTATGTACTTACTGACGTGTCTGATCCAGAAATTTTGATCATAGCGCCTGCAAGCCATGCCCAGCTCTTGCAACAGCAACCTGCCGTCGTCGTCCTTTTCTCCGTTCCAGCCGAAATAATGCGCCAACGATTTGAGTTCATCCGCAAACGCCACTCGATGGTAGCCAGCCTTCATCAAGGCTTTGGCCGCTGTATCTTTCCCAGAACCGGCCAGCCCTATGAGTCCAATGTTGTCATTCATGGGTTCACCTCCAGTGCTCCACAGGCCACAACAGCTCCATGTTCGTTGCGAATAAGTTTTGACGGTGATGCCAAATCCTTTCTGAACGGCAGATGCATTCGCACCATGCCGGCAACAATGAACAGAGTGTCTGCAATTTCATCCGGTATGTTGCTAACTCCAAGAACTTTACTGGACATTAGCGGTATTCCGTTGGCGTCACCAATCTGGCATAGCTGCGTATTGACGCGGGCAATGTATCCAGATGGCGCCACGGATTCATGGCCTGAGATGTTGATAATGTGAGGAGTCAGATTAATTAATTTCATTGAGAATGTTTGCTAAGATGTTCAAGGCTAGCATGGTTTTACCGCTTTTTTCTGGACCACCAATGACGAGAAAGTCGCCATATCGGATCGGAGTTAAGTTGTCCAGCTTATCATAGCCAGTGCGAATACGCTGTGTTTGATCGTCACCTTCTTGATAGCGGTTAATGGCATCCATAATCAGTGCCCTAGTATCTAAAATAGCCGGAGGAGTCATCTCTCCTCTAATGCGCTCAATTCCAACTGCTAAGCCATTGACAAGCTCAGTCGTCGTCACGTCAATAGAGTCGGCCATGTGCATTCCTTCCGCGAGCACTGCCACAATTGCCCTGCGTTTACTTGCCGACTTAACGATGCCCATTAGCTCCTTAAGTGCACCTGCAACCGGCATCAGCGTGTACAGATCACTGACCTGATGGAACTGCACGCCTTCACACCGTTCACACACGCGCTCAAAGATGATTCGCACATCGCAGACAGCTCTTCTGGACACTTGGTCTAGCACTACCTCCACAACATCCCGGCTCAGCCGGTCGTGAATAAACGTTGGGTTGAATCCGGCATCGCTGATGCTGTTAAGCACCAGCTCGGGATGGTTTAGCGTAATGGACGCTATTCCACGCTCGGCTTCTGTAGGAGTTGGTAGTTTCACCAGCCCTCCTGGGAAGTGTTATCGGCGCCTAACAGCGAGCCTGACCGGCCCTTAATTGGCTGCCGCTTCTCTCCCTGCGCTCGGCACAGCCAGGCATTAAGGTATCGGCTGATGCCGCGCTTTGTCTTCCGTTTTGCTGGATTTGTTTCCAGCCAGAGACGAGCAAGGACCAGTTCTCGATCAACCATTGGTGCGCCAAATGCAGCGCAGAAATCTGAGTACAGACTGGGCGTGATTGTGTACAAGCCGTCTACACAACGGAACTGCTCACCCACATCCACTGCTGGTGCTTCAGGTTCTGGCTCCGGCGCAGCAGGTGCTGCCGGCTCTCCAAAGATTGTCTCTTTCAAAAAAGCCAAACCTTCTTCCCCAACAAGGTCTTTCTCAATTGGTTTGCCATCAATCATATTCTGCGCTGAAGCAAACCGTTCCCCAGTTGGTTTAAGGTCTTCCCTGGTGACAGGCTCCCCAAAGCAATCAGTTGAGATAACTTCTTTCGGGTCTTTTGGTGCTTCTGGCGCAGGTACTTCTGGAGCAACAGCGGCAGGCTGTTCTCCCATAGGGATGCTGACGTCCACACAGGTCCCGTTGGCATGAGTTATTTTTATGGTAATGTTCATAATTGATGGTCTGCGTGATGATCAGATGCGCAGCCCCTGTTGTTGTTATGTTTCATGTGCGACAACACTCGCACACTTGGACCAAGTTTATTTTGAAGGCTTCTTTAGGCCGTCCATTCCGTCTTTAAGAAGAGCAAAAAACAATTCACTACTGATTGTTACCCTCCAAGGCTTGTGGTCTTTCTTGTGAGCAACCACCCAATCTTTAGCGTCTCCAGCATCTCTAGCAGCTTGGGCAATTGCGCCTTCAAGGTTAAGAGCTTGAACGCACTTTACTTCAAAGTGCAGAGCAGCAAGCTCCGCACAGATAACATCAGGGCTATCAGCGCCTCCAGAGAACTGCTGGCCCCGCCTTGCGGTGAAGCCAGCTTCGCGCAGCTTATCGCGCCACATGCGCTCTCCTCGAGCACCTTTTTGGCGCTGGTTCATTACCAGCCGGCCTCAGCTTCAAGTTCGTCCACGATTTTAGCGCCATCCATGGGGATCTCGTCTGGCTCCGGCGCCGGCTTTGCTGTAGTCGCCGGAAAACAGTTAAACAGGTTCGCCTTGTCTGCGCTAATGAAGATAGAAGCGCGGATGGCCTGGATCTCGTCAGTGCCAGTAATGCCGGCCTGCTCTGCCGCCCACTTAGCAGCAGCGGCGCACTGGACATACAACTGCGCACGCTGGAACACAAGGCGCTTGGCGTCAGCAGGAGTGCCACCTCCTTGATTCGCTGCCAAAGAAGTATTCACCTTAACGGCTTGGCTGTACTGCTTGTCAGCATTCCGGGTGCTGTCAATGATGGCAGCTTTCTCAGAGATGTTCAGTTCATTTGAAGAGCTGTGACTGGAGTACTTCACCGACAGGCCTGCAAGCCCCTTATTTGTGGGCTGAGACTTGATGGTGACCGTCTGGCCAATGAGATCCTTGATCTCGTCAGTAGTCCAGAACGATGCCCGGACTTCGCCGGTGGAGTCCTTGACAATAGCAGACACTACGCGCCAGGTGCCGTACTTGCCCTCGCCTGTTTTTGGCGGAAATGCCGCCTTGATTTGAAGGGTCATTTCGCCAATGACGGAGCCATCAGCCAAGTTTGCTAGGTCTGAGATTTTTGCAACTTTCATGTTTTCGTTTTGGTGTCTTCAACAGCGGGCAGGAACGACTGTTCCCGCATCAACCGCTGCCGGTTTGCAGACAACTACGGATTCGGAAGGACTGCAAGCAGTCTTTAGCGTTTTTTTGCAGCAGCCTGCTTTTTTGCGGCTTCTTTCTGCACGGAGTAGGCAATTGCGGTAGCCTGCTTGGCCGGCTTGCCAGACTTGATCTCGGTCTTGATGTTTTCGACGAACGCTTTTTCGGAGGCGGAGTGTTTGAGTGGCATGGGGTTATTTACGTTTTCTAAGTTCTTTTTCTGCCCGCTTACGAGCGTCTTCTTGTGAGCTAAAGATTCCAATCCGTTGATTGTCAGGCCCATACAAGCCAAACTTCTTGCCGTCTTTGCTTAGCATTCGATAGCCGGTAGTGGTGTCTGTGGCTAACATGCCTTGGCCAAGTTGTTCTTGCTGTGTTGTTTCAGGCAAGAAGGTCATCTGCTGGTTACGCGTCTGGTCAGCAACCTGGTTGACGTAATCAGAATGCAGTGACTCTGTGATGCGCTTAACTGCGGCCATTTGCTCAGGACTGTTGGGCTTGAAGCTGGGCAACTTCATTAGAAGGTTGCGAGATGTAGCAGACTCGTAGGCGCGGGCAGCAGTTCCAGTTAAAGCAAGGCCAGCAGCGGCTTTTAGTCCTCCTAAGCCACCAAAAACCATTTGGAAAATCAGTGGCATTGCCAATTTTCCTCCAGTATTTGGACTGTCATTAAAAGCGCCAGCCCGCTTTGTTAGCTTTAGGTAATTAACCTGACCATTAAGGTAATCTAAATCAGCAGAATCAAGAACTATTCCAAGTGCTTTTCCTCGTTTTTGTACACTGGTTAAAAACTTTGGAATGGAAATTTCGCCACTGCTTGTCATAGCATCTTTTGCTACCATTGATACCAAAGCAGATTTGGCATTATCTTTTCCAGCTTGATCCAAGTTATTCATCAATATCTTGACGTCACTTGGTTTTGCGGAGCTAAGCATTTGACCAACTTGCTCCGGATTTGCGCTTCCTTTACGCAAAACAGAACGAAGTGCGGCAGACTCCGTTTCCTTGATCATTCCGTAAATCTGTCTATTTGCAATAGACCACTCAGATGCAACAGCAGGCCCTTCGGCAGCAGTTATAAAATCTTTTACGTCTTCACGAAGGGAGTTGTAAACATTACGGCTGACTTTTTCAAAGTCACTTTTAATGTGAGCAAGCGAAGGATCTCTTGCAATTGAAGTTCCAATAACTCG